ACATGACACGTAAACAACGTGAAGATATGGGCATGGCAGCAGCTACAAATAGACCCATGATGATGGCTATGGGTGGCAAGAACAAAGAGTTCGCAGCACTTGCCCCACCTCGTGACAAGATTACATACGCTGATAAGATTGCTGGGGCAACTAAAACTAAACGTAACGGCTAGAGTTTGCCATCACGTCATCTCCTATCTCTCGTAAGTAGCGAACGAGACTAGCAACCTTAAACGTCCCCTCGTACTCTGGAAACCCACGTTCCATTGTCTTTACGAACTCTTCTGGGTCTACCGCCTGATAGTCCAGTTCAATATGTCCATTAGTGTTCATAAAACATGTTAAGTTAAATAACTCAGCTTTAGCTTTCTTTGCCATCTTTGTAAGCCTTAAATACATCGGTGGAAAACAGTTTCTGAAGGCTGAGTAAGTACATACGAGCCGCACCGTTGTCCCCCCCGGATACGGTGCGTTTTTCGTCTAGGTTGTCTATGATACGTTTGAGGGATGGGACATCGAACACGAGCGTTGCAAAAGTCTCGTCGCCGATACAGAGGTTGTGAAACCAATAGTCAGACTTGGTTGCATTAATACCGCTAGGTTTACCATAGCACTCATACTCGATAGCTATGTTGCCAGTTCGAACCCACATGTCTCGCTCTGACTTGACCTCTATCTTCTTATCCTGCAGCATGTCAGCAACACGCTTCTCACGTACCTTTCCGTACTGCAGGTCTATATCAAACTTCTTACGGTCTGCTATACATGGCTCTATTCTATTCATGCTCTCCCCCCGTTCCCCTACCAAGACCACCAAAGTATTGTGGCCTTTTACGTGCAACCTCAAACGTGGCTACGGTTATCACTATACCAGCTATCAGGATACTGTGCAATAGCGCACTTACACCAAATACGGTAATAGACCCTAAATACATCGAAAAGATAATACACCACATCCACGCAAGAAGTTGCATAACAAGATGTCTTGTATTCATGTCCGGTATGTTTCGCAAAGGATTGTGTTTACTATTCATAACCACATTCCAACTATCGTGTACAAATTTATTCATCACGCAGCACTCAAGTCCACAACTTCACACACACCAGCCGTACAAGCAAGTTCACGGGAACCGCTAGTATTGTCCTCTTTCTCGAACAGACTTAGCTGGTTCCAATCTAGCTTCACGTCTTTGTACGTTTGTTGCCACTCAAGATAGTCTTCCTTTTCGATATCCTGATAAGGAGCCTGCTGATAACTGTGGTCACTATGCGGTAAGAACGATACCCCAGAAGCTACATCGAAGTTCTCATACACCCATGCTCCTACATCCATCCACTCGTTTTCCTTGACAGATATAGTTACAGATGGCTTGTGTTCGCACCAGTAAATAGCATATGTCTTCCATAGTTCTAATTGTTCTACGGCTGTCATCTGAGTTCGCGTTACGGCGTTGCTGGGAGACTTCATAGCGAACGAGAACACGGTAGTCGAGTCTGGCTTCATCACACAACGTTCGTGGGGTACACCTGCCTCAATCATAAACTGAGTTAGCGGGTCTTTGTTGTCACCACGAACTGTCCTAATATAGTAATCATTGTGTCGTGCATGGATGCCACTAGCGGTGTCGGTTAGTTGTGACACAGTACCCGACGGCTTTACACAGGTGATTGCAGCGGATACTGGGATTCCAAGCATGTTCGCATACTTGTCGTTCGTCTTGACGGACTCTTCCCGCATCTCCTGTAGCCACCTTTTGCTGTCTACGTTCTTTGATAGAACGGCGTGGTCCATGATACCAGTTAAGGATACGCCCAATAAGCGTTCTTCCTCTGTGTTCTTTTTCCATACGCTCCTCAGATACTTGAAGTCTGTTAGGGTGGACTGTAGGGTTCCTAGTATGGTTGCTAGGCGAATCTTACGCTTGAGGCTGTCTAGGTCATCTGTCTCACGAACCATCACCTCTGATAGGTTACAGAACTGATACGGGCGTAGGATTATCTCAGAACACGGGTTAGTACCCCACATGTGTCCTGTCTCCCGCCGCCCATTCTGGGCAACCTGTTTGTCAGCAGCCTCACGATTGAACATACCACGTTCACCAGATTTACTATCGTACAACGCAAGCCATTCACGCATAAACGTACCCATCTCAGGCTTGCCTTTGTAGGCTACAGAGTTGTTAGCCAAGGCACGTTGGCCCTCGTTCTCCCACCACTGACCAGACTTAGCATGTGCCATTTGGTCGTCGTTCAAGTTCGACAGACTAATCAAAGCTGAACGTCTGACTCCCCCCACAACTACAATCTCACCAATCTTACACATCAGGTCGTGACATTCGATAGGAAACAGTCTGCGTCCCTGTGCTTTCTTGAAGGTCTCCACAGTAAAGCGGAACAGGTCATCAAGGGGCTGCGGCCCAGATGCTCTACCACCCATCGTCTTGAGACGCTCACCAGCAGCACGAACTTGTGACATATCCCACGTAGGAATCTGCCCCGCATACAACAACGCAATCAGTTCGCGAAGTGACTTGGCCCAACCGGGCTTCGAATCGCCAACCTTGATTACAGTATCTGTATCGTGCATAGCATCACTAACCACAGGCAGCTTGTCTACATTCTCACGCTCTACTGAGAACCCTACGCCTGTACCACACATAAGAATGTACATACACTCATCGAAAGAGCGTGGACTATCTACAGGTATATACGAGCAGTTGTATCCTGAGATGTTGTCACGAGCAAGAGCAGGGCCAGATGTCATCATGGCTCTCATGGACGGCATCACTTCGAGGTTTAGGATAGCCTCGCGAATCTCCTCTACGTCCTTCTTAGGCAGTTCATAATTATGCTTCCCGCGAACTTGATTGACCATGAAGTCGACATAACGGTCAACCGTCTCGTCCCAATCCTCACGGCGTTGCTCGGAATCCAGCCAACGTGCATAACGTGACTTGTGGATAAATTGTTGATAGGTGGTTGGTAACATATTACTCATTGTCTTCTCTTTCCTTTGGATAATATACGTGTACTTCACTGTTACAATTAGGACAGTGTAGGTTAGTTACCATGCTATATTCAGAATCTTCTTCTGATATATCGTGGTCTCCGCCCCAGATTAATTCTGTTCTGCAATGCCAGCAGTTCATTCTGTCTTCTCTTCTATTAACTTTTCGAGATACCATTGGGCTTTTTTGAGGTCTTGTAGTTTGCCTTTGTATCTGTATCGCCAGACGTACTTGATGATGTTCCCTTGTAGGTATTGTTCAAAGCCTGTACCCGTCGCCGCCCTGATTGCCTCAATGCACTCGATACCTGCCTGATTGTAGTGGAAGGGTTTGTCAACCATGTCATAGCCGCTATATGCCTCTTTACCTGCTTGTTCGTTCTCTTCTATCTCTTTCATGATGTTCATGTAACTCGTCACCGATTATCTCCGTCTCCACCTATCTTACCACGCTTGGCACGACTATTCAGCTTGTGTATGTTACCTTGCGCTATATGCTGCAAATTGTAACCGATGTCATTAGCCAATGCTGCACAGTACCATAGCACATCACCTATCTCACTTGCAAGCTCTCCCTTCTTGAGTTCGAACCCTTCAACATCGTAACCGTCACGTACAAACTTTTTTACCTTGTTAGCAACCTCACCAGCTTCACCAGCTAGGCCAAGAGCAGGATAAGTTATCTTGTGACTATCAGGATAGATAGCAGTTCTAACTGCTTGTTTTTGATAGTAATTTAGGCTCCACTGGTCTTTCATTGCTTCTCTCCAAAGTCTACTTTAACTATATTGTCCTCACGGGCAACCACCTTGTCTATAACCTCATCAGCCTTATCGCTGTTCAACTCTGATTTAAACGAGTTTGCCATAGCTACAAAACTAAGTCTAGCCATGCCAGCATCCCACACGCGGTCAAAATCATTCTCCATCATCTCTATAATACCTGACAAGATTACCATACCAGCAGGCACACTTTCTAAGTCGACTGTGTTACCTTTCGTGGTATCGTAAGCTGTCATTGAAAAAGAGTCTTCATCCTCATAATTAAGAATAAGATAGTATCTGTTCGGGAGCAAGCTGGCTCGTTCTACCTGATTGTTTATATCATCCATCTTTTAGCCACTCCTCTGGGATTGCTTTCTCTGCCCACACAAAGTTGTGCTTGGTTGCCCAAGCAGCATAGGTGGTTTTACTACCTCTATAAATTTTGTTTTTCGCGTTGAGGAACACAAACCGGATATCGAGGTCTGGGTGTTGCTGTTTGATAAGCAACATCTTAACACGGTCCCCCTTATCTAAATGACCCTTGGCTTCTATGTACAACTCTTTATGAGGGATGTAAAAGTCAGGTGTATAGTTACGGGGCTTTGGTATATACGTTAGTTTCTTCGATTCGTATTCGAATGTAACGCCTTTTTCTGCGAGAGCTTTGGCTATGTTGATTTCGAACATAGACCGATATCTTGTGTTTCTCATAATTCTAGCAGGGGAAATGATGTCTTTGCCAGACTTAGCCTTTTTAAGAGATACTGTTCTACTTTTGGTGTATGCTTTTCTAGGTAGTTTAGTTCTTCGCTTAAGAGCATTGTCGGTAGACATACAGTAACGCCCATCCTCAAGTTGTGATTGATTTGTTGAAATTCTTCTTCGATACGAACTATATCCCTAGCTTCCGTGTCGGAAATAAGATAGCCAGTGTCGGTATAGTTATTGCGTAGGGTGAGGGGCAACGATGTTTCCAATCCGCGAACATGCACGGTTGCTGGGTCACCGCCCCTCTCCTCATGTGATTCCACATAAACACACCGCAGGGCTGGATTCATAGTCAGCAACTTCCGTGGGTATGTCTCTGTATATAGAAGGGGCATTAAATGCTCCTGTTGACTATCTTGGTGTACCAAACTTTCGGTGGGAACTTAGCCTTAGATGTAATCTTATCGTGGTACTCTGCTTTCTTCCAGCAGTGTTCTTTGAACGAACAGAAGGTGCAGGTCTTCGGCATCAGTTTGTTGCCTGTGTAAATCCTCTCGCCTTTAACGGTGTAGGATTCGTCAGTTGCCTCGAAAGGTATCTTGAACTTATCATCCTTGAGAAGGCTCTCCACGCGGCTCCTAGCGTCAGCAATGTACCTTTTACGGTCCTCTTCTTGGTCGGCAGGTGCTTCTACAAAATCCCACTCACCGGATGACTTGTTGATAGCTATCCAACCACCAAACGGCATGTCCTGTGACTCTGAATATAGAAAACCTTGCATGACGTAACCAAAGGGGTCATCCTCTTTGATTACCTCATAGCCACCACGGTTTGAGAACTTGTTGTCGAAAGACCACGGGCTAGTTGACTTAACATCCCATACTTTATCCTGACCATCGTTTAAGATGATGTCTAAAGTTCCTTTAACATCCGTGTCACCTAGTTTTAAATTACACTCCCGCTGGGTATCAACGACGGTAACTCCCGCAGCTTTCATAACGAACACTGCAATAGCTTCAACAAGGTCACCCATGAGAAAGCGCATGATATCATTATATGCAACCTCTTGGGTGTGACCTTTCTTTTCCATCTTCTGCTGACACAGTGGACGGCCCAGACCTGACATACGAATACGGTAGCCACCACGAGATGACAACTGCT